GGCACCAAGGTTATGATATGTCACAATATCAAACTATGTTTAGTGAGCTATGGGTACAAGAGTTTGCTAAAAAAGGCGGTGGTCACCACTCTGCACACATACATTGGAATCAACACGTATCAGGTTTTTATTTTTTAAAATGCAGTGATAAAACATCATACCCAATCTTTCACGAACCAAGAACAGGTGCAAGATCTACAAAATTAAGAATGAAACCAGATTTAAAAGGTGTATGGCCAGGTTCTGAATTAATACATTTTAAACCAACACCAGGCACACTAATTATATTTCCAGGATATTTAGAACACGAATATGCAGTAGATTTTGGTATTGAACCATTTAGGTTTATACATTGGAACATACAAGCAGTGCCAAAAGAAATGGCTAAAGATGTCGTTTAAAAAAAATAAATATACAGTTATCCGTCAAGCAATATCAAAAGATCTAGCAAATTTTGTTGCAAACTATTTTTTAATGCAAAAACAAGTTTATGATACTTGTAAAGCTGCAAGATATTTTTCACCATTTGAAACAATCATTGGATACTACGAAGGTAAGGATGAACAGATACCAAATACATATTCTTCTTATGGTAATATAGCTATGGAAACTTTATTACTTAAATGTCAACCAGGTATGGAGAAAGCGACAGGATTAAAATTATATCCTGCATATACCTACGCAAGAATATATAAAAAAGGTGATGAACTTAAAAGACACAAAGATAGATTTAGTTGTGAAATATCTACGACTATGAACCTTGGTGGTGATGACTGGCCAATATATTTAAGTCCAAATGAAAATGTAGGTGCACCAGATGGTAAAAACATTACTGCAGCTAGTAAAGCAAAAGGGGTTAGGGTAGACTTAAAACCGGGAGATATGTTGGTTTATAGAGGTGTTGAGCTAGAACATTGGAGAGAAAAATTCAAAGGCAAAGAATGCGTACAAGTTTTTCTGCATTATAACAATCGTAAAACACCTGGAGCGAAGGATAATATGTTTGACAAGCGTCCACATTTAGGTCTTCCTTCTTGGTTTAAACGATGATATAATTCTTAGATGGGGGCTGTGTCACCACCACATACCACGCAGCTCCCTTTTAAGGAATTTTATGAGTTTAGGATTTGACGCATTATCAACATTACCATTTGCAACCTCTACAACTGAGGGCAATGTTGCAGTTGTTGTAACAGGTAATCAGGTTTCAATTAGTATTGGTAGTGCAGGTGTTATCGCAGACGCTGTAACTGAAAATTTAACAGCAAATCCATTAACTTTAGGCACAGGAACTTTAAGTATCAGAACAGATGTAGACCACACTGTTACAGGATCTCAAGTAACTTTAAATACAGGTAATGCAACAGTTAGCATAGATATAGATGTTTTACCTTCAGGTGTTGACTTGACCTTGGCTACAGGTAATGTTACAATAACTGCCGACGCAAATTTAACACTTGATGGTAATGCTTTATCATTAGATACGGTAGAACCAGGAGTTATTACGTGGAATGATATAGTACCAGGAGCAACAATGGTTTGGACACCAATAAAACCTTATTAATATGGCATCAACATTTTCATCAGATTTATCATTAGAACTTGTAACAACCGGCGAAAAAGCAGGTCTATGGGGGACCATTACAAATACTAATTTACAATTATTACAAACAGCAACATCAGGTTATGTAGAAGTAACTTTAAGCTCTGGTAATGTTAACTTAGATTTATCAGACGGATCGGCGACCGCGAATGGTAAGAACCTTTACATCAAAGTCGTTGGAACTTTATCTGGTAATGCTAGTTTAACAATGCCTGCAAGTACATCTGGTGGTAACGCTAACAGAGTATTTTTTGTAGAAGATGGAACTACTAGAGGTGGAGCTGGTGATAGTTATACAGTAACTTTATTAACAACAGGTCAAAGCGCATCTACACAAGTGCCTCTTCCAGAAGGTGCAAAAGTTTTAGTTTATTCTAGAGGTAGTGTTCCAGCTACAACTTTAGCTATGATGGAAAAAGGATTTACAGAAGTAACTGCAGCTAGCAAAACAGCATACACAGCAGTTGCTGGAGATCAAATAGGTGTTGATACTGTCGCTAATATTGTAACAATTACACTTCCTGCATCACCATCACAAGGTGATGAAGTAACTATAATGGATGTGTCTGCATCTAATGGTTTTGGAACTAATAAATGTATAGTTGGAAGAAACGGATCAAACATTCAAGGTGGTACATCTGATTTAGATTTAACCTCAAACAATCAATGTGTAACACTAATCTTTACAACAGCCACAAAAGGCTGGCAAATAAAAACTAATAGTACATCATAGGAGTAAAGCATGCTTACTAAAATTAAGTTTGCTCCTGGTATTGACAAACAAGACACTGCTGTTGGAGCAGAAGGTCGTTGGGTTGATTCTGATAATGTAAGATTTAGATATGGCCTTCCTGAAAAGGTAGGTGGTTGGCAATCATTACTTAATGACTCTATTGTTGGTGTTGCTAGAAAACAACATGCTTTTGTAGATACTGAAGGTAATAGATATGTTGCACTTGGCACTGATAAATTTTTATTACTATATTTTGAAGGTCAACTTTTTGACATCACTCCTTTTAGATGTAACAATGCAGGAGTTGTAGATAGTTTTACAAGTTCAACATTAGCAACAAATAGCACATCAGTTAAAACTTGTACAATTACAACAAGCACAGATCATGATTTATCTGTAGGAGATATCATAGAATTATCGGCGGTTACTTTACCAAGTGGTACCGGATTAAATGCAAGTGATTTCGAAGATAAATTATTTCAAGTATTAACTGTTCCAACTCCTACAACATTTACAATTAATTCTTTAAACCAAGCATCCGCAGTCATATCAACAGGCGGTAGTATGACTGTTAAAGTTTATCAACCTGTTGGTCCTGCAGCACAAACTTACGGTTATGGTTTTGGTATTGGAAACTACGGTGGTACAATTACTGGTGCTTTAACAACAACTCTTAACGGATCGTTGCTCGCGGATACAGCTGGTACAGGTGGATCGGGAACAGCAATAACTTTAACATCAACAACTGGTCTTCCAACAACAGGCACAATAGCTGTTGCTAATGAATTAATAACATACACAGGTATTGCAGGATCTGATATTACAGGTATTACTAGAGGAGCGTTAGGCACAGCAACATTTGGTACATCGAACGGACAGGCCCACAGCAGTGGTGCAACAGTTACAAACGCCACAAACTTTTCTGGATTTGGAAGTGCAGTTGAAGCATCATCAGTCACACTAGAACCAGGACTTTGGTCATTAAGTAATTTTGGTGAGGTATTAATTGCAACTATTGCAAACGGTAAAACATTTACTTGGAATGCTGGTATCACAGCAAGGCTTACAACAAGAGCTTCTATGTTGACATCTGGTTTTGAAACAAGAATAGATGCAGCAACAGATAGTGGTAACCCTACAGCTACTAGAGTTACATTAATATCACCAACAACAAGACACTTAATTCATCTTGGAACAGAAACAACTATTGGAAGTCCTGATACACAAGACGATATGTTTATAAGATTTTCTGAAGATGAAAATATAAATAAATATACACCACAAGCAACTAATACTGCAGGTACACAAAGATTACAAGACGGCACAAAAATTATGGGTGGTTTGGTTGCAAAAGAAAATATTCTAATTTGGACTGATAACGCACTGTACACTATGAAATTTGTTGGAGCTCCATTTACGTTTGGTTTTGAACAAGTGGGCACGAACTGCGGATTGATTGGTAAGAATGCAGCAATAGAAATAGATGGTGTTGCCTATTGGATGGGTAACAATGGATTCTTTTCTTTTGATGGTACAGTTAATACTTTACCATGTAGTGTTGAGGATTTTGTTTATGATGATTGTAATACTACAAAGGGTCAACAAATAAATGCAGGTATTAATAATTTATTTACAGAAGTAATCTGGTGGTATCCAACTCAAAATGCAGATTTTAATGATAGATATGTTGTTTATAATTATGGTCAAGATAATGCAAGATTACCCATGGGTAATTGGTACACAGCCACAAATACAAATTCAATGAGAACAAGTTGGATTGATTCATTAGTTTATCCTAAACCATACGCTACTGCATATAACAGTTCTGGCACAGGAACATTTCCGTCAGTTATTGGTGAAACAGGATTAGGTCAAACTGTATTTTTTGAACACGAGATAGGAACAGACCAAGTAAATCCTGATGGTAGTGTTACTATTTTAACATCTTTTATAAAATCATTTAGTTTTTCTCTTCAAAAAGATCAGAGTGAAATATTTTTAGCTATGCGTAGATTTTTACCAAACTTTAAAGTATTGACTGGTAACAATCAAATTACACTAGCTATAAAAGATTTTCCTGCTGATAGTGATACACAAACTTCATTAAGTCCTTTTACAATTACTTCTAGCACAACTAAAGTTGATACTAGGGCCAGAGGAAGATATGCAAATATAAAAATAGAAAATACTGG